CCTCAGTGCTGTGATCGCCCCAACTATAGGCTGTATCCCAGTTATTAATCTTAGTAGCATCCTCAGTCCACTTAGTGCCAATGCTATTAGTCACTGTAGTAGAGAAGTTAGCATCATCGCCTAATGCAGATGCAAGTTCGTTTAGGGTATCTAAGGTGGCAGGTGCAGAATCTACAAGACCGCTAACTGCTGTGTCTACATAGGTTTCAGTTGCGTAGGTGCTAGAGTCTACAGAGTAGCCGCCAGAGCCATCTGTAGTCATTATCCCTGCGGTAGTGAAGTCACCATCGACAATAGCGTTAGCCCCTAGTGTTGCAATATCTACGCCATCTACTGTTCCAGTTAGTGTAATGTCTCCAGTAACCCCAATACCTGTGCTTCTTGTGTTTAGCTTTTCTGAGTCATCATAATATAGTTTTGTAAATCCACCAGATACCCCGAATAAATACTTAGCACCATTTGTATCAGTTAGATATAAACCATTTCCCAATATGTTTAAAGAGCCTGTACCCTGCTCTCTAATATAACTGCTATTCGTGGTAGAATTGTGGTAAATTTTTAAATCGTTTCCATCGCCAAATATTAATTTATCATCATCAGCTATAGTCACATCACCAGTAAATGTAGCACCCGATAGGTCTGCTTTTCCTGAAACGTCTACTGTAACGTCACCAAAAGAAACATTACCGCTACCATCAGTCACCAACGCTTGACCGTTTGTACCATCAGTGCTTGCAAGCGTGTAACCTCCTGTAGCTAGTGTTCCTGAGGTTGTTACGTTTCCTGTAAAGTCAGCACCTGATAGGTCTGCTTTGCCTGTTGTAGCATTAGTAACCTCAGTAGCAAAACTAGCAGTTGTAGCTAGGTTGTTGCTATCGCCAATAAAGATATTACCATCGTTAAGGTTAGGCGTAGCGTTAGTACGTCCTGCGCCCATGACTTTAATGTTACCACTGTTATGCGCTCTAACTACTTTAGCAATCTTCTGTACTAGGTTACCCTCACCTGACGGTGCAGTTGCAGTCAAGCCACCTGCTGTTGTATCTACATAAAGCTCATCGCCATCAGTGTAGGTACTTGTATCGATAGACTTCAAAGTTCCAAAGGTTACAACATCTACATTAACACCAACTGGGTCTGCGGCAACAATACCGAATGCGGGCATTTTAGAGCTATCGCTTGCATCAGCTAAACCTAATTGCGTTTTCGTACCTGAATAACCAGAAACATATACGACATCGCCTTTTGTTAAAGTATCTCCGTTTGTTGCACCTTTGAAATGTACAGCACCCTCAAGGTCTCCTTTAAATAGTTCTGCTTCAACTTTAGAATCTACAAGTATACCGTCTGATACTGTTCTTAGTTTTTCATTGCTATTACCGTGATATAATATCGTTGTTCTTAAGTCATCACTATCGAGCTTACATTCTAAGAATTTATGACCACTAGAGCCATAAAGTCTTAGAAGATTTCCATAAGACTTTAAATCCAGATAGACTGAAGATTGTATACTAAGTCTATCTTCACCATCAATAAATAAACCATTTATACTGCTCGATCCTATTCTGGTTTGCCAGTGTTCTATAGTAGGATAAGAAGAAAAGCTTCCTTTTTGAAATTCAATCTTTTCATTAAAAGTAACATCACCTGTAAAGGTAGCACCAGTTAACTCTGCATATCTACCATCGAGGTCTGTAGTAAGTGTATCACTGTTAGCTTTAGTAAGTGTTAACGTGCCATCGGTGGTGTCAAAAGATGCTGATGTAACTTCTGAGTTCTGTGCTGCAGTTGCAGATGCTAATGCGTTAGCCTCAGAAGTTGCTGCGTTAGTTTCTGAGGTGGCTGCGTTAGTTTCTGAGGTGGCTGCGTTAGTTTCTGAGGTGGCTGCGTTAGATTCTGAGGTTGCTGCATTAGACTCTGAAATTGCAGCATTAGTCTCAGATTGTTCTGCAGCATTTTGAGCTTCTTTAGCTTTTGCAGCAAAAGATTGAGCACCTGCAAGCTCTGCTTCATTAGAAGCACTAAAGCTCCCACCTTCAGCAGGATCAGATACTAAACCAGAAGTATTCTGAGGTTCGTAATCTATAGCTGTTACTGGTGGGGACGAGTCTTGTGGCGTGTATTCAATAGCCATGTTCCATCTCCTTAAAGTTGGGCAGTGTTAGAGTAAGTCTGTATATGAGAACCACCCCTTGCTTTCCTTTGTATTTCTTCTTGATTTAACTCTTGTATAGCCTGAGCTTGTTGAGCAGCGTACTTAGCTGATCTTTCATCTTCACCTACATAATCAAATGCATGTGCTACCGCACCAAAGAGTAAAATCCTTTCGTTACTATCTCTTAACCAGTTAGGTACTTCAGACCCAACATAGTAATTACCACTAGAAGCAGGGAACTCTACAGAATCTTCAGCATCTACTGTTGAGATAGTAGCAAGACCTGAGTCTATGTTTGCTTGAGTTACTAGGTACCTAGCATCTAAATCTGGTAGTCGTCTATAGTAATGTATTTCGTAAACATCACCTAGTTTAGCTGCAGGGTAAAATATTACTGCATTACCCTTACGAGCATAAGACTCTTGTAAATGCTGATAGTCATCATCTTGCATAGAAAGCAGTGAGAGCTTTTCATCAAATACATAACTGTTACCCTCAGCGTCTATCTTACGAATTTGTATGATCTCTGATAGGTCTGTAGGGAGCGTTAGGGTAGTTTCACCCACACCTGAACTTGTTACCGTAGCGTATGTGTACGTGTATTCAAATGGTGGTATTCTTAATTTTCTGTAACACAAGTCAGCAGAATAATCTAAGAAGTCAGTAACTAACGCATCTGTTAGTACATTAGAGTCTCGGTTAACCCATGATCTGACTTTTGTAACTAAGGCATCGTATAGTGGAGTTGACATTTATTGTCTCCTTTATTTTAACTTCAACCCCTAGTTACGTGAGATGTTAACAAGTTGGGGTACTCTGATTTTATAATTCTTTTAAGCTTAGCAACGTCTTCCTTGTTGCTCATAAATTCTGTTGCATGTAAATCCATGCCATGATTTGTTAAGATCTCAATTGCTACAATATCGGGTATAACAGCAAAAGATCTATAGTGAGAGGTATCGCCCCCTGCACTCTGTAAGTCTCGAGATTGTTTAGCATAGTTAAGATATTCTGAGACATCTTGTGCTATTTCTATTTTATTCCCGCTGACATTACTTTTAATTTGGTTATCCATTTTATCCTCCATGGGTAAAAAGAAGGGGCCCCGAATGGAGCCCCAATAGTCTTAGCTTCCGCCTAGACCAACGATCATACCACAACCTTTAGGGTTGCTAACCGCAAGAGTACACTCTTCAACGATTTGACCAATAGTGCTATCACCTTGTTGACCAACTTCAGTTTCCTGAAGAGGACGCAAAGTAGCAACCTTGAAGAACGATGGATCATATACTAACGCTGAGAAGTTTGCAGAGTTAGTAGTAGCACCAGAACCAGTGTTATGAGCAAGACCCATAATGTAGTTAGGTACAATGCGGATCTCACCGAAATCACTGTCAAACAACTCAATGCTTTGACGGATTTTACCAGTGTCGTCTACGTTACGAATAGTGTTGTTACCTGTAGCGTGAGCCTTAGATGACAAAGTACGCTTGTTTAGCGGAGAAGTCATAAGGGTAGTAGCTTTACCACCAGCTTCGTAGATAGCTTGCATAGCGTCATCAACGTGAGATAGCTCGATGTCGTTTAGGTTAGCATCAGCAGAACCACGGTTAATAACACCAGCAGTACCAATACCAGTAGTGCCTGGAGCAGTGTATGCACCAGCTTCACCAGCATTGATTACCAAGTCAGCATCGTTTACATATGCTTGATAGCCACCCATAGTACGAGTGCCAGAACCGTTTTTGCTGTTAAAGCTATGAACCAAGTCTAGCTCAAGATCACGACGCATTTCAGTACCAACTTTCTTAAGTTGATATGCGTATTCATCAGCAACACCTGCTTGGTCTACAGCACGTTTAGTACCAGAAACCTGTACAGTCTTAGAGTTAATCTGAGTGTAGTTACCTAGACGAGTACGATCACCACCTTCACCTTGACCACTAGCAACAGTTGAGAAAGTAGAACCTTCAGCAACAGCGTTAGAACCTGGAGCTAGTAGCTCGTCAGTTTGCCACTCGTGATAAATAGCTTTAGCAGAAGTCTTCCCAATAGAAGACATGAATGGAGTATCTTCTCGAGAAATCATCGAGATGAAGTTTGACAGGTCCTGCTTCTCTGAAAGAGTACCTGTAGTTACAAAGTTTTTTGCAGCCATTTTATAATTTCCTTATAATATAAAAATTGAATCTTATGTTAGCGGAACTTACTTAAAGATTTAAGAAATTCTAATTCAGCTTTTTCATCCGTGGAACCAGAGAGCACTGCCTCTCGTAAATTATCTGCATCTCTTGCTTTACGCTGACTTGCAGTCATCTTACGTTTAGTAGGTACACCTTTAGCTTTTGGGGCTTTCTTACGTTTAGCAGAACCTTTAGTAGCATTTTGTTTTAACTTTCGATAGTCATCAACAAACTTAACTACGTTAGCATCCATAATAATATCAAGGAACTCTTGAGGAATACCCTCATCCAAAGCAAACTGTCTAACAGCCTCAGAGTCAAAGTCAGGGACTAGTTCTTTGATATCCTCATCAAACTTAGCCATTAACTCATCTACCTGAGATTGTAATACCTCTTCTTGCTGTTTCTGAATAGCACCTGCAATACCTTCTCTTTTATTTCGAGCTTCCCAGTATTTTTTCTGTGCGGTTTCTCTTTTATCCTTGAGCTCATTAAGCTCATACGTATCCCCATCTTCACGGGCTTTTTCTATTTTAGATTCTAAATCATGATACTCCTGAGACAACGCAACTTCTTCTTGTTGTAGTTGTGTAGCCAAAGCAGCACCAAGTTCAGTAACTTCATTGGTCTTGGTAGAGTATTCCTCTTTCAATTCCTTTTCAAGTTCACTAACTTCTCTACCCTTCTTAGACAAGTGTTGATCAGTAGCAAAACCTTTACGAAGTTCACCTAGTGAAACATATTCAATTTCCCCATCAATTTTTACGGGGACTGAATACTCCCAGTCAACTTCTTCTTCATTAGGTAAATCGTCATCTTGGGTAGAATCCTCATCGTCTTCATCCTCATACTCTTCATCTTCTGAAGCGTCTTCCTCTTCATCATCGATATCGTCTTCATCTGCAGCGTCTTCAGTTTCGGGTATATCTTCTTCTGCAGAATCTTCCGGGTCAAGATCAGATTCATCTTCTTCTGGTAGAGATTCCTCCTCGGGTACGGTGAGACCTAAAGCCTCGCCCATTGGGCCCATAGGAACTGGAATGTCATCAATAGACTGACCATCTTGACCAGCGTAAAAACCAGCGTCATCCGATTGGGTAGAGGCTGTAGTGTTTTCATTGCTCATAATTTATTATCCTGTATTAGTCCTGTTTAACCGCTGGCTTCTTCTTAGCCGCTCGGGGTTTTTCTTTTAATCCGTTAAGACGCTCAAGGGCATCTACTGCATGGTTAAAAGTTTCGGCATGATATCTGGCCTTGCCTGGCCCTGCAGCTAGTTCTTTTACCATTGCTTTAATGGTATTTTCTGTAGCTACAATTGCTTTTTCTAGTACATTTTGATTTAACTCAACTTCCATCATTATCTCCTTCTTGAGATTTATTGATTGCTATATGTTCTTGGTTGAAACCGTATGTCTCAATATTAATAATACGTTCCTTAACCGAGCCTAAGCCCATAGCAACATGATACAAATACTCACGTTCTTTAGAACAATGAGGTTCTGTTATTAACCATTGTGTAAATAAATCTACTAAGATGTCTGAGTATGCTTCTGTGAAGAAATCGTCTCTTTCTTTCTTAGCGAACATTGCACTGGCCAATGCTTCTTGTGACTCAACAAAGGGGTTAGCTTTATACTCTCCAGTTTGTTGATTCATTTTAGGCTTAAACTTTCGCTTAGCCCCATTCTTATACTTATCCACTATATCTCCTCTGGTTAGCGTCTTAAGTTGAAGGGCCCTTTCGGGCCCCTCGATAAATAGGATCACCTCCTATATCATACCATACCACCCTGTTGAGTAATGGCCTGCAACATCTCTGGTGTGAGTTGTTGTTCCATTTGGGGCTCTTGGGGTTTACCGTTACTTCCATTACCTTTCGGCGGTGTCATGGTTTGTCGGATTAAAGATTGAGCTGTCTGGTACATTTCTTGTACGTTAGGCTGCTCAGGTACTGGTTGACCTTCTTTAGTAGCTTGAATAGTTAATTTTGACCATTCTTGATATGATTTATCCAAGGCAACAACAAGTTGTTTCAAGTTATCTTGAATAGCATTCTGAGATTGTACATTAGTGTAATCGACATTTGCTTGGTCGAGTGCCATCTTAACCATAAGATTTTGCTCTTCCAAAGCTTTCTTCTTCTCAGCTGCTTGTTGCTGTTGTTTCTTACCTTCCATTGCGGAACCCTTGTACTCTTCGGAAGTGTAGTCTACTATGTAGTCTAGTGGATCTTCGCCTAGTGCCTCAATGGTTTTAAAAGCAATCGTAGCGGGTGCTACGGGATCAATGGCCCCTTGGTATCCAGCCTGCATTAGTGCAGGTAGAACTTGTTGGCCAATCATTTGCATTTTCTTTAACACAGTCTGATTACTAGCATCACCAACATCAGCCTCTACTTGTAACATCATGTTATCAGGGAGTTCCTTGATCTCAATAGTTTTGTAGAAGTCGTTGCGGTCGTAGTAACTCATACTTTGAGTACGCATTTCCGTACGCATTGTTTTATACACGCCTTCACAAAGAGCAGCTAAACCTGTCTCCATGAATCTTCTTGCAATATGCTGTATGCGTGTTTGTGCTGCAGACTGTACAGCCGATACTTTCTGTTCTGAGTTTCCTGACACGTAGAGAGTATCGTTTAAACCTTGAGCTGCTTTAGACAGACCATTGGCTTGTTCCTTATGCTTCTGCAAGAACTCAAGCAGAGGCACAGTACCTGATGATAACGCTTCGGGCGGCATGTTCTGAACAGCTGCTGCAGGGTTACCATTAGTAGGTACAATTTGTTTTGGCTTCATATTCTGCAAAGCAGAGAAGTCTACAACATTAGGGTCTGCTAGTTTAGGTGAGTAGTTAGTTAAGTAAGTATTCTCAACAAACCCACGTAAGATAGCAGTAGATGCCAGTGTTGATGGTCGAGTCATATCAGCCATAGATAGACCAGCCCACTCATGCGGGATGTCAAAAGGCTTCAGCTCTGCAATTGGGATATAATCTACATCTTCTTCAAATAAGATATTATCACCAACTGTTATAAATCTTTTAAGCTCAGAGATACCATCACCATCACGGTCAACACGTAACCAACACTCAAGTACACTTGCTACTTGGTTAGCTTCTGTTGTATGATTGGTACTATAAGAAGTGTTAGAAAGGCCAACAGAAGTTCTTCGGGCTGCTTTCTCGGTATTCATTGCTTGCATGAAAGTGTAGCGATCATCCGTAGAATCCCAGTCGATAGTATCAGCTTGTTCTGGGTATTGCTTACGGATTTCAGATCGAGTCATTTCAGTTGTAAGTCCAACGAAAGATGCGTCTTCTATAGAGGAAGCTCCTTGGCTTATAAGGAAAGACTCAGGCTCAATGTTACGAATCTTAATCCCACTCTTATTACACTTACGCTTGATACGTACATCTTCGTACATACCACCTTCGTTGATAAATAGGTCACCGACTACCTCAACCTCCATATCTGCCAGTAGCATATCTAATGCTTCTGCTGAGATTTCTTCGTACTCTTCAAATGTATATTCGTAGTCTTCTACGTACTCCCAAACTACTGCAGCATTCTTCCATAGAAGAGCTGCCTTCATCCAGGTATTAATAATCTCCCAACCTTTATTCTTTTTAAATAGACAATAGTTGGTGACATCTGAAGCCATACGGGCTCGGTGCACATCCACAGCTGTTTGCGAATGTGGTATAAATTTTGCTAATTTTTTATTATTAAGTAGGAGTTCTGAAAGTACTGCAGAGTACCCCTCAATTGCTTCCACGGTATCTGAGGATACAATTTTAGATACACCTTGTGGTGTTAGGTGTCCTGTTGCCTGCATGGCATATTCATAAGTTGCTTTCTCACGCTCATCTGAAAGTTCAGAAGAATCTAAAAAATTACCTTGTGATTGCGCTACTTCAGAGTTGATGATGTTCAGTAGTTCATCATCCTCTACTATTTCTTTATATCCTTCTGGGTCTCTCATTTTATATCCTCATATATAGTGGATTAACACAATCCATCATTCAATCAATTAGTAAGGTTCCTGTAACTTGTTTTCCCGAAACACGTATGTCACCCTAAACCACAGCGTTAGCTGGAGGACTAATGGGGAAACTGTTTCAGTTATAGCCAAGCAGTATCATCCTCAGAAAACTGCTGATTCTGGAAGCCAACCTTATTTTGAACTAAACGTTCTCGGTGGGTCCGTAAAACCTCAAGGGCTATAGCTGTTGCGATAACGGTATCATCATGTGAACCGCTAATAGCATTGGTACGACCATTGGCATCAGCCACGTAATCCATACATTCCTGGATGATTCGTGGGGATGATAGATTGATGTCGTCATTTTCAATCGCATTCTTAAGATGTCCAATAATCATTGGCTTAGTAGCTTGAGTTGTTCTCCAACCCAGACGAGTGCCTTCCTCGTTTGACACGTTAGCTACTTTAGTTTGATGGTATAGGTTCACATACTTCATCTGCTTAAGACGATTCAATGTGGCTATACCTAAGGAATTAGATTCAACAGCCAGTAAGGCATTGTTGTAGTATCTCCCCAGATAGAACAGAAGGTCTCCATATTGCGTAGGATCTATTCTGTTGTTTCTGTACAGGGCCACAACCTCATTGTTTGTATTCATAACAACACAAGCAGAGGAATCTTGGCCTACCCCAAGGGCACAGTCAGCACCAATAACAAAGTTATCATCAAACTTGGGATATTGAAATATCTCTAAGTTTCCCTCTGAGTGATCCTCAAAGGTTGATGATTCTAACTTAAATGATTGTCTCTTCATTATAGAAGAAGACACAAGTGACTGTAGCTTCTCAAGGTTAAACACATTAGCACCAGAGACTTGGAAAGCCTCTTCAGGTGTTAGTGGATATTCTTGTCGGAATTTACTTAGCCCACCCTCAGCGATCTTCAATCTCCTCCAGTAGAGCTGTTCCAAATCAAGACCATGTAATTCTTGTATTTGTACTTCTTCATCTGTAAGGGTCTCTTGGAACTCTTCGGATTCAAGGACTGTTCTTCTGTATTCCGTCATCAAGTACCAGGGAACGAATATAGGAAGGTAATCATTCTCACCTTCACAAGCGCCTTTCCATAATCTATGGAACTCGTTACCCACACCATTAGCGGTAGACTCTAGTATAACTTCAGTACCATCAGCTTCTGATATACCCTGAAAGAGACCTGCAAGGATCTTCTCATCATGGGTCCAAAAGGCTACCTCAGAGAGGTGAGCAATGGTTGGAGTTGTACCTCGACCAGCTTCAGGAGATCCTGCCGTGTATAATCTGTAGCCCGATTCGTTGTGCTCGAACATAATTTCTTTGGCATTGGACTTCTTAAAAACTGGTCTAAACTCTTCAGGCATGTTAGCAATAGTATTACGTGACATGGTAAAGAGGGAATCAGATGTGGCTGAGTCATGAGCCATAACAACTGATTTATTGTATGCATTAAAGTAGGACTTCCAGAATACCCTGGCAGTCGTAAAGGTCGATAAGCCCATCTGACGACCCTTAAGGATTATAGCCCTGACACGGCCTGTTTCTTTAAGCTGCTTTGCAATCTTTTCATTAACAATCTTTTGAGCATCATTAAACTCAAAGGGCACAAAACCTTTAGAACTATCCTTAGTTAAAATCTTTATTTGTTCTTTAGAGAACTGTTCAAAGTCCCCTTCATATTCTACTAGCTTCTTACGCCTTTGGGCTTCTTTAGCTAACGCTAGCTTCTTCTTGTTATCCATTGGTAGTCCTCCCAGACCTTTAACTAGTTTCACTAGCTTCTATTAAACCTTTAAGGTTACCAGAGAGAGAGGTACCATAGGAATATTATCCTAAGGTTTCTTTCTCTAAGGGTTCTTGCCGTGTCGAGGATGTTACCCATAGACCCTTAAGGGGGAAGGGGGTGGTATCCTCTAAATAGATATCTATATATTTTTAATATAGCCTATAAAGTGCTATAAGATCCTAGGGCCCCTTCATACCCTAAGCAATACATATCTACGTCTCTTGTATCTTCCTACGTGTTTCCTACGTATACTCTCTCTCTATAAGGTACCGAATTGAATCTTTAGGGGCTGTTAGGGTCTTTAGGGGTCTGTGAGGGTCTTTAGGGAGCATATAGATAATACCCCATGATATCAGGTACCCTGTATATACTTCAGACCCCCCTCAGAGTCCTCAGTACTCCCCGTAATTCCCTTGGGTCACCCTGTAGTAACTAGAGCCCTTTGGGCTCCTGTGAGGTTCTATTGGGTATCCCTAGAGTCCTTGTAGAATCCTGCTAGTGTGAGGGGGTCTCGGGGAGACCTCAGGGTAGCCCCTTAGAACCCCGTAGAATCCATTAGAATCTATCAGTATACTGGTAGGTACACATCATCATTAAAGTCCCTTAGGAATCCCTAGGGACTCATCGGAGGTATCATC